TAATATAAATTTCATTTTAAACCTTCGTTTATTATAATATAATTATTAAACCTATAAAATCAATATTACAAGAACTATTTAAATATTCTCTACGGAATACTTACCTATGGCTTTTAACTTTCTTTGCAATTTTTTTTGGTTGCTTAGAAAATTGTTTACCTTTTTTTGTATCTGCTCTTTTTTTTCTAGTAGTTGATGCGTATTCTTTTGAAGATAAAGATTTAATAGCACTCTCAGGTAAATACCTTTCTCCTGTTTTAGCAGAAGGTTTACCACTTTTAGTTTTCCACTTTTGCTTAGTCCATTTTTTTAAAGACTTTTGAGATTTCTTCAGTGTCATTACTTATATCCGCCACCTGACTTTTTATATTGAGAGGCTAGTAGTTGTGCTTTTCTAGCAGACCATTGACCTGCTTTACCACCTTTAGTTCCTGCTTTAATTTTACTAAACAATCTTTTTCTCATACTAGGTTTAGTGTAATTACCTGCTTCATTGACACGAGATTTAGTTTTCTTTTTTACCATTTTTTAACATTACCTTATTTATATAAATTGTTAAAGGTTATATTAGGATCAGTATAACTTTCATGTTCTTCACTACTGTGTATTTCTTGACTAGGCATAAAGTCAGGTGCACCACTTCCTGTTAACCATAGTGCAGGATTTGTTACTCTTACTCTATTGTTTGGAAGAGCAACTAAGTTTCCTTTCCATTGACCTTCAGTTAGATACAATAAATGACTTTGTTTATGTTGATCAGGACTGTCTGCAATATCATGCTCGGTGTAATCAACAGTAAAGATATACTTAGCCATGTAGAATTCACCATCTATTTTTGCATACCAAGGTGATGATGATGCTCTATCTATTGATATAACTGAGTGATGATGAGACATACAATCCCAAGGTTGAGATAAATGATTTTCCATTCTTTCTGGCCAGTCTTCTACAGGGATATCTGCCATCATTCCTTGTATAGGCATGCGAGCCCACATAGCACCACCATGAACATTTGATTCATTGTCGTCATCTTCACAACCTGTAAATATAACTTGAAATGATAATGATCTGTCAGGAATGCAATTTACAGCTACAGCTAAACCATGAATAAATTCTCCATGGTACTTTTCGTGACCAGCCGTAAATTCTTTTCTTACCCATACCTTAAAGTATGGGATATTAGATATTAGATAAGACATAAAACCTCCCTATGTTTATTTATCTTTTTCCGCCTCTTTTTTTACCTTTGACTGCTTTACCAGCTTTCATTCTAGTTACACCGCCTCTTGCATATGATTTCTTAGCTTTACCGCCACCCATCATACGAGTTTTTCCTTTAGCTTTTTTCATAGTATTATTTCCTTTTGATTGATTAATATTAACATTTCCATCTTCTTCTTGCTTGTCTGATCCTAGAGTTAGGATCATTTCTAGTTTTAGCTGAGCTATTTTTTAATTGTCCTGCTGATCTAGCACAATAAGACTTTCTTCTTTTTGCAGATTTACTTCCTTTTTTTACCTTACCAGTAACAGCAGTCTTTAACTTAGAACCAGGATTAGCTTTACGATAAGCCTTTACTCCTTTCTTAGTCATTCCTGCACCAGACTTCGTAGGTCTGTAATTAGCTCCTTTTCCTTTTGTAGTTTTCCTTATTGGTTTAGATTCTTTCCTTGCCATTATACTTCAGATTCAGATGCTTCAATAGTTTTTTGAATTTCTATTGCTAATTTAATTCCTTCAGCAAATCCTTTTTCATCAGCATCACCATCTTTAATAGATGCTTCAAGAAGTGCTTCACCGATACGAACACCTAGTTCTGTTCCTGTTAATTTTTCTTTAGATTTAAGTTTCATCATTTCTTTCATAATGTCTGCTTTTAATTTTTCACTATTAAGTTGAGCTTTGTTTTCATCGGCTTTTGCTTTACGCATGATATCAGCTTCTTTGATATCAAGCTCTCTAGTTCTTTGTTGTACAATTGGGTCTTCTGCTTGAGCCATTGCTTCAGCTTGTTGAGCTTCTTGTTGTTTACGAAGAGACATTTTCTCAGCAGCTTTAGAAACAAGTTCTGATAATCTTTTTTCAATATCAGATGGTAAAGGTTCACCAAGAGGTGGTAGTGGCGTACCCATTTCAGTTTCAATTTCTTTTCTATATTGAAAAGCTAAATGCTCTCTAATATGTGATTCTGTAGCCATCATAATAGTGTTCGATGATGGACTGCTACCAATAATAGCTTGTATCTCAGGGTCTTGCATCCCTGCCATATGTACAGCAATATGAGCTTCATGGTCTTGATACTCAAAGGCTTTTACAGGTTTAATATTTACTAAGTCCATGTTTTCTCCAACAGGATCAGTAGGTTTAATATCATCTTTGTTAGGAATAACTTTATCTACATTATCAATTCCTAAGACTTCTAACATCTGTCTATGTAATTCAGGCATATCATACATCTCAGGTGACTGTTGTGCTAACTGAAGTGCGGCTTGATACTGCATAATTCTTTGAGACATTGTTGCAGCATTTGGATTACTGACAGGGATAACATCAACACGACCATCAAAGTCTTTTGCCTTAACAAACTCATCAGGTTTTTCTGAATAAGGGTAACTAGGAGAAGTAAACTTAGCAATAATATTACTAAGTATGTTAAATTCTTTGTGCATAGATGAATGAAGTCTTGCTTGAATTGCACTCATTACTTTCATCTGTCTTTCCATAAGAGCAAGAGTAGTTCCAACAGGTGCTTCGTTACTCATGTCTGCAATTTTTAAATCACCTAAACTTGCAAACCTTCTGCCTTCATCAACTATTGTTGTTAAAAGAGAATAGAGTGTTGCACTCGGTTCTTTGTAGGGAAGAAACTGTATGTTCTCTCCTATAGAACCACCTGGTACATCCACATCTCTAAATTCACCTGGCATAATAGGTGTATCATCACCTTTTATTCTTAGACCTCTTGTCTTTAATCCACCTGGTAAATTAGACAATGTGCCTGCATCTATTAACTGTCGAAGTAAAGAAGTAGCTGATCTACTTAAACCACCAATCATATGAATTAATCCAAATCCATAAAAACCAATACCTGGTAGATATTGATAATGAACAAAGTGTTGTCTTCTCATTTTAGTTGGATCGTCTTCTTCATAGTTTCTTTTAATTGAAAGAATTCTTCTACTAGATTTATCCATCGTTACAATGTACGGAAGAGCAATACCTGTTTCCTCTCCGTTTTCCATGTCCTCAAAACCTACTAAATCAAGATTAACTTGCATTTCTAAAAGTGTATAACGATTATCGTTATCGTAACTAGTGTCGCTCTCTCCTGTTAATTTATTGTATTTATCAGTTATCTCTGTGATATCAGGAGAAGGTGCAGGTAGGTCAATGTCTCTAAAGAAACCTGAGTGCATTAATTTTTTTATTTCGTTTTCTGTTTTCTTCATTACATGAGTAGCACGTTCACAAGTTAATAAATCACTTGCACCATAACTAACTACAAAATCTTCAGCAGGCACAAAAATAGAGCATGGTCTATTCATACTAGGATCAAAGTAAACTTTTCTAAAAGCTGATCCTGCCAAAGGTAACGAGAATAATAATTTTTCTGTTTCAGTTCTATACTCAACCATCTTTTCTGTTAAAAGATAATTCATATATTCTTCAATTCTATCTGCTTGTCTTTCTTTTTCTTCGTCAATAACCCCTACTATTTTAGTTCTAACAGGACCATCGGCAGGAAATATTTCTGATATTGCTTGAGATTGAAATTTAATAACTGCTTCAGAAAGGAGAGGATGAAAAACACCACAAGCACCTGGCCAGGGTTCAGTTCTTTCATCTATTGTTAAACCTAATTGATCTAAACCTGTAACGTAAGTATTTTCCCAATCCGATCTTGATTCTTTATCTGCCTGAAATAAACTAGAAAGTTCTGAACCCAACATATCTAATTCTGAATCATCTATTAGTTCGGCTAAGTTTTCTCCAAATCCTGATTCAAGACCTGTAACTTCTTCTTCAAAACTAATGATAAGACTTCCATCTTCTTCTTCAGGAGATGTTTCTACTTCTATTTCTATTTCAGTTGCTAAACTATTAAGGGATTTTTTTACTTGATCAGCTTCTGTAGGTCTTATTGATTTATCTATAGCCATTAGTAATACTCCGCCTTCCTTCTTTCGTTGTATGGTTCTTCTTCTTCATCACTAAATAGACTAATAAAACCACCTTGTCTGAACCTTATCAGAGCTTGCGTGCTACTGTCAACAAGGTCATCATGAGATGCATTTGGGAAAGACGCAAATTCTTCAACAACTTCTTCCGCCCATCTTGTATCAGGTCTCCACACTACTCCTGATGCAAACAAATCTGCAACTGCATTTACACGAGCTATTTTATCATTTCCTCGACTTGGTGTATACTCCGAAACAGGAACTCCTGCCGCTCTTAGTTCAAATATTAACGGCATACCTGCCGCCTTACCTTCAACTATACAAGCATCAGGTTCAAAATCTTTATACATTTCCATTGCTTTTGTTTTTAATTCAGGAAACTCTAAACGATCTTTAAAGGCATCAAGTAGAATCACCTGAGGTGCGGTTCTTCCATCGAATTCATCTTCTCCATAAAACACTCCCCATGTAGTACATGCTGAGTAATCAGCTCTTTGTGTTTTTAAGAATGCTGTATCCCAAGATTGAATAACAAATTGACACTGAGGGGGATACTCATCTTCCCAAACTCTCCACCATTCTCTTTTAACTATAGCACCTTCTTCTGAAGTAGGGTCTTGTTGATACTGTGCCGACCATTTAGAAATAGGTAATTCTGCTTTCAATGCTTCTAACTCTTCTAGTTTCCAAAACTCTGGCCAGAGAGCATTACCTGAAGGCATTATCGCAGGAAGTTCTATAACTTTCCATTCATCTGCACCACCACGTTTAATACTTGAATCTATAATTTGTCCTGTTAAATCTTTATCGTGCCATCTTGTCATAACGATAACGATAGCACCGCCAGGTTGTAGTCTTTGTCGAGGACCTGATGTGTACCATTCGTATGTTTTATTAAATACATTCGCATCCGCAGAAGCACCTTCTTGCTCCGAATGAGGATCATCAATAATTAATAGATCAGCACCTTTACCTGTAACAGCACCACCTACACCAATCGCAAAGTATTCTCCACCTTTGTTTGT